AGCCACCATACCTCGGTACTTTTCGGCAGCAATAGCTCCTGTGTAGTTACCAGCTGCTTCTGCTGAGTCTCTTAGTTCTGCTAGTTTTTGCACATGTGATTTATATGTAATGGAGTATCTACGAGCCAACTCGGCACGCCTTCTATCCATTTCTGCAACAACATGTGGGTAGTATTTAGGGTTTTGTAATTGACTTGCGTTGACAGTAGCACCACTTTCAGCGTATCCAGCATCAATTGCGCACTGTTTTGCACTCTGCAAATGCCCTTTTTCGATGAAAATATCGACAAATTTCTGCTGTTTTGGGGTCAATTCGAGCATTTTTACCTGTTTTTTTGATGTAGTTTTTTCCATTTTCTAACTGAAGACCCTCCAAAAAGCCTTATTTTTCAACAAATTGTGTAAACCAAAAGCAATCCGTTTACAACGAGATGACAACTTATTTACAGAGGGAACCCGCGATATATATATGTTTTTACTATATTGTAAATATGTAAACCGATTTTGTTGTTTTCGGACGGTTTTAGATTTAATTTGTGTAGAATAATATATATAGTAATTTACATGAATTGGAGCAATTTGAAATTGGTCCGTGTTTCGTGGCTCGATACCGTTGAGCATCCGTCCGGGTGGTATGATAAAGAGGATATCGAAAAGCTTGAAGATGTGGCCCTGGTCCATAGTTATGGATTACTCCTAAAACAATCAAAAAAATCTGTCACTTTAATCGCAGACTTTATACCAGAGTCCAAAGAGTTTGGTCGGTCGACCGTGATTCCTAGAGGAATGATAGAAGAAATAGTAGACATATTCGATCCTACTAATTAAGTGTAGCAATACCTCCGCTAGCAAATTGTTGGCCTGAAGCCATTTGAAACGCTTGTTGATAAGGCATACCTTGGTTCATATACATCGCATAAATTCTTTGTTGTTCAGGGTTCAGTGCATTTACACGTTGATTAATATCTCCAGGATTAAATGCACCTTGAATAAAGTCTTTACCTTGTGAAAATTTTTGTTTCGCAGCATCAAGTATTCTACCGAGCGCACCACCGCCTGTAATAAATTCACCTGCAGCACCTAAAAGATTACTCACACCACCAGCCATTTCACCAAAGAATTGTCCTGTGGTAGGCGCTTGTGCTGTTAGTTCAGGTCGCATCATGGATAACATCTGATTACCTTGAGCGTCACGCATGACAGGCATACCCGGTGTTGTAAAGTTTAAGCGTTCAATGCCACCTGTGTTAGAAGGTGTTGCACCTAATAGCTGTGCATTTTGATACTGTCTGGCTTTGTTTAAATAATTTTGTACGTCTGCGGAGCGATTGTATTTTTGTTCAATATTAGCAACTTGATTTTGAAATGCTTTTTTACCACCCGCTTGTTCAAACATTGTTGCTTGATCTTGATCACTGTAATTTTTATAAGAATCACCGCCTGGTGTATAACCTGATCCAGGACTCGTTGTACCTGCGGGTCTAGAGGAAGGTTTACTATAACCACTAAAAGAGGGAGACGAGGTTCCTGGTCGGTTGACTCTCGTTGGAGAACTACTATAACCAGGTCTGTTAATACCTGTAGGTGCTCTACTTCGGGGTCTGTTGCGAATGCTTGGAGGGGCCATTATTTATTTTCTTCTTTTAAGTCCACTGGAATTAGCCACTCTTCTTAAATCACCAACATTTAGTCTGCCTGAAGGTTTTCGTTTTCTTGCGCGACTATAGTCAGTTTCTAATTTTAGTCTTGAGGAAGAATCTGTTGCGCCTGCTTTTCTTCTTGCTTTAACGTTTTTTATCATATCTTTAAAGTCTTTTTTAAGTTCTGAACGTCCTTTGGTTTTTTTAGCTTTTATAATTGATGCTATACCTGCTAAAGCTTTACGTAGGGGCTTAGTTCTTCTTTGTCCCATTCTTTTTTTTGGTGTCATTCCTTTTGGCATTGTTTACTCCTTGGTCCGTGGTTAATAGTCTTTGTACTACTAGGAACATAACAAAAATAAATGTCAAGAGCAAAGATTTATTGACTTTTAAATTAGGACTTTGATACAGTAATAGGTACGCACTAACGCATATAAGGGAGGTTTATCATGCAAGAATTAGAAAAGAAATTAGAAGAAGCGTACATAGTCATTGCTCTGTTACAGGCGCAAATATCAGAAAAGAAATAAGACTATGTGGTGGTCGGTGAGCCTTGATTCAAGGCTCCAGAACCCCTAGTTACAATCTTATGCCACTGATCGTGGGTAAATTCCTCACTACTACCATCCCGGTACACCACACGATACATCAAGTATTCCTGCATCTCCGGTGGATTTGAGACTTTCGTGAAGATTTCTACATTAGTTACAATATCTTTTATCATCTTGGGAAAGATAACACATTTCCGTCCTTGAGTTTACTTATTTTTTGTACAATTAAACGGCGTGTTGCTTCCTGTAAATCCTTGGTATCACCCACGAGTTCGTGGTCCCAAAGATCAGCACAGGCTCGCAGTGCTTCTACTTTATGTTTTTTATTTTTAAAGTAGTCTTTATCATGATCAATAAGATCAAGCACCATACGCCTAGAGATTAGGGACTCTAGGTCTTCTGTCATCATGTTTATATCCATGAGACAATTCTAATGATTCCTTGGGGTTTGTAAAATAACTTTTACCCATTAGTTTCTCGGCTTTTTTCCTTGCTCTGCGTCTTATATCTCGCTGTTGTGAATAGCGTAACGAGTGTCCTCGACCATCACGGTTGTCTTGATATTCGTATACAGGTTTAAATTTCATGATCTTTTCGCTACATAAAACTCAGAGGGTCTACCATTTAAAGTAGTACCATCTTTCCACGTTAAACCAATTGTATGATAGTTCGTTCGACAAACAATCAGGTATTGACCAATATCATCTTTAATAACATCATATTGTTTATTACCCCACTTGACAGGTTTACCCTCGTCAACAGCTTTTTTTATTTCGTCTAGTTTCATTACATCCTCCTTTGTAGGTCAGCCGACCTGAGTTGTAGATAGAGGAAAGGCACTCCAACTAAAACTCACAGCTTTTCACAATACACTACCGTGTATGCTATACATCTGCTTTACCCGAATTGGGCCGGCGCAATCGGAACTTGTTATCTGATTTCAGGTTTTTCACTATCCGCAAAATCAAAAAAATCGTTTTTATTATCCATAAATCCAAGTGTGTCTTGTAATTTACGTTCTGCTTCTTCTAAGCCATCCAGGTATCCTTCTAAAAAAGCTACCGTTGTGGGTAAAGAAAATTGTGTACGATCATGCTTCATATAGCCAATCGCATTAGATAAATGTTTTTTTAATTGTTCTCTACTTTCGTAATTTGCCATTGCGTTTCTTCTCCTCTTGTTCAATTAGTTTTTGTATAAATCCACCCATGGTACAGTAATCGTTTTCTGCCATCGGTCGTGCTTTATTATACACAGCGACTTTGATAGCTACTGATTTGTATTTACTTGCATCCATTAAATAACTCCTAAAAAGTGTAATATTAAAATAAAAATTAGACCTGTGGCCATAAACCATCTAAAATAAAATATTAGTGTGACTAATATTAATGATATTAATACAATGTATAGCATAATCCTAATTTCTTAGTATAATATAAGAATTTATGGTATGAATGTCAATAGGGGTAATTAGATGTTAAAATTCTTTTTAGTAGGCTGGGCGTGTATCGGATTAGGCTACGATCAGAAATGTGTAAAATTAGGTTCGGAAGTTATCTTTGATACATATGAAGAATGTAATGAGTATTACCAACTGGTAGCTACAGAACTAACAAGCCGTAATGACACAATTAAATTACAATTTACTTGTGCATCATCAGGCGTATTAGAAGATTTATTATAGAGTTCTTCGTATAAAATTTGGAAATTGACCTTCTTCTTTGTAGAATCGGTAGGCCGCATACCAATCTTTTTTATATTCGGCTTGACAGAAGTCTTTGATTGATTGGTCTTTATCTTCACTTTTAAATAAATTTAAAAAATGATCTTTTGCTTTGTTGGTTAAGTTAAACATGATTTTTCTCCTGGCATACTTATACACAGAAAAATAATTTTTGGTTTTGTTTTGATTGCATGGCAGTTATGCAACTGATAAAATATTAGGATAGCAACGGCCGAAACATGAAAGGAATTTTGTGTATTGCAAAAGTTATTAGATTAGTGTCTCTTGCAAAAAACAGTTTAATAATTGTCGTTGCTAAACATCAAACTCAGCTTCAAATTCAACATCTGGTTCAGCTAAGGGAATATATAACGTTCTACCGTTAACTCTTTTTACAAAGGATGTTCTACATAGCAGGCAATGATAGTTATCATTATCAATACGAAACATAGGAACAATGACATGTTCATACGAACAGCTTGGACATAGTGTTGCTTCTACTTTGTCATCTTTCTTTTTATCTATTTCGCCTCGCCCCATGATGGTCCAACCTCACAATCTAATTTTACAGGCACTTCTAATTGCACTGCGTTTTGCATTATCTCCATAATTTTATTCTTTTGTTGTTCACTGTCAAAAGAACAATCTAGTTCATCATGCACTTGAATGTGTGGTATAATTCCTTCTTTATGTAAATCTACCATTGCTTTCTTTGTCATGTCAGCGGCAGATCCTTGTATAATTTTGTTTAAAGCTTTGTATGTAAAGGCACGGCGTATCTGTTTGCCATGTTCTCTTTCAGCTTGGTCCCTGGGCAGTGGTTTGTGGACCCCGTAGCGTGAAGGTTCCCACA